CTTGCAACAGTAGTTTTAACAGTTTGACCGTTTTGTACGATGGGAACAAATTCTGCACCTGAAATTGTATTCGGTGCATCAGGTAACTCAGATATTCTTATATCAGCAATATCGTACCCTTAAAATTGTTAATCTATTATAAACCATTTATGGACTCAATTCGTTTAAATTTCCGTTAGTCGGAGTGTTTCCTGATTCCGTAGCTAATGGGTTATCACCTTGTGGTTCGGCAATAATATTATTGTGTGCTTGGGCTACATCAGCATCAGGTCTTGGGAATCTTACTGATATCTTTTCAGGTTGTCGCATTGGTAATCGATAGGGGTCTTTCACATCTGAACAACCAAATTTGCATACTCGCAATCCAGGGATATTTCCATCTTGCTGAATATCATCGTAAGCCCTTTTCATCTTGCATCTATCACAGATAGCAATCGTAAGAACGCTTCCACCACGAGTATTTAGCCACTTCATCTTGTGTAAACCGATATGTTAGGTGCTAGGTAAATCGGTGACTTATCTCGTTCTTCTTGTTCAGCCATCATCCAATACTTTTCAGCCTGTTGTTCAAGGTATGCAATACGAGTAGGGTCAACCTGTGGCAACTCCATCGCCATTTGATGTGCCAACATATTTTGAATAGCTAGATACCACCTTTGGGGGACTTCAATTGAACCTGACAACGCACCTACATCTTGTACATATCTTGAACACCATGCCACAACTTGTGGGCTATAAATTTGAGGTGTAGCCCAAAGCGTCATAATTGGTTGTGGAATAGTGCGATTCAACCAAAATTGAAATGGGTAATCATTTAAAAAGTTCTTGTTTGGCAAGTTTGTATAGTCATCACGATTCATGCGATACAAGGGAATTTCGGTAGGGTTTGAACCAAAAGTTACTTGGTAAACACCTAAATTAACCCCTGCAGTTTGTTGAATACGCCAAAACTTAGCAGTATTTGATGGGTCAAGGTCGTAATATACCCATTGTCTAGCAACCAAGGTAGGGCTTTGTGTCTGCAAAGTAACCCAAGTGCTGTTATCCAATGAATACTGAAGGTTTAGTGTCACAGAACCTGATATTGCAGGTAGGATTCCGACGGTTGTTATGTACACGCCACCTGACAAAGACACACCAATATTTCCTGTATTCGTGGTTAATTGACAAATATTTGTATAAACTCCATCAAAAGCATAGGCAGAAACACCTGAAGAGGAGTATCCCCCTGTTGTGTTGTTGGTAATGGTTCGATAGTTGCTGTTTAAAACATCATTCACACCAACAGGCAAAGCGTACTCGTACTTATCAGGAATCATCCCAATGATGTTCTTTTCAATACACCAATAATGAATACCAAGATTGACTAGGTTTGACAAAACATAATACAAACATTGTTTTGACATTTGGATTTGCTCAGAAGTTAACTCCTCAGCAAGTTTTCCTGCCCTTCTTGCACCACTATCAATTAAGTTTTGAACAGTAATTACGGTAGTAGAAACTGTGCCTGATGTAGCCATTACCACCCCTTGATGTCATGTTTCTTTATTTTTCCACCATCTGAACATTTCCAACGCCTGAGAGATGCTTTTGCTCTTGGTGCATCTCCTTTAGCGTAGGCAACCACACCTTCCATCCTCGCACAAAAGGATTTCTTCCTAGAACCCCCTTGTGGTTGTGGTGCTTTTAAATGACTTCCTGTTTCTCTATTGACTTTGTCTCTTCCTTTTTCGGTGAGACCGGCACCTTGTGAAGTTGGTAATTTCTCACCCCTTCTAATACTGAGCTTAACATCTCCGCCATGCTTGTGCTTAGAAGTTTTAGCTGAATCAATAAAGTCTTGATTACTTGGCGCGCCTTTGCTACCTGGCTTTCGCATATGTTCTTTACTTCCATGTTTGATCCTTTCTTGTTTTGCATGTATATTATCCCACAACCCACCATTTTTCATCTTTTCTTTTGCGGCATTTTTTTCAGAATATGCAATTGCCACAGCTTGCTTAACAGGTTTCCCTGCTTTTACTTCTGCAGATACGTTTTTGCTAAAAGCTTGCTTTGATTTTGATTTGATCAAGGGCATATTAAGCCTGACTTTCTTGCCATGATAAACGAGCCAAAATTGTGGATGCTGTCGCAGCTGTGTTGAACGCTACTACATACAAAATATCAGGTCCATCAGGAAATTGCCCTGCATAACTTGTAGGAACTGTATTTGTTAATCCACCACCAAGAATTGAATTACCGATACCTGCTACAGCAGTTAAATCCAAAGTGGTTTGTCCTGAACTATTAGTAAACGCTGCAGCGATTGATTCACCACCTGTAAAGGTTGCAGTAGTTGCACTTTGTGATGCTATTTGAACAATCGAACTAGTGGATGTGTTGTTTTGCGTCGGCGATTGAAATGATGTCCATGTAGGCGTTCCTGTTGTATAACCATTCAAAACTAATTGAATCAAGAATGCACCTGATGTAATTACCCCCAATTCTCGCAACTGCAACTGCAATCGGTTAATAATTTCTTTATTACCTAAAGTACCAACCATTCCGTTATCAACCGATGGTGCTAATCGAATTGCAAGAATAGGCACAGCAGTTGTTGCAGGTACAGAAACTGTGGTTGTTGTTCCGTAGTTATAAATTAACGAAATATCGCTACTGAATTGACCATCCATAATAACGGATGAACCCCAATGGGAAATAACAGCAACTGAATCAGGTGGAGCATATTCAACCGATACAGGTGGGGTGGCATTGGTTGGTGGATACACAGCAGTAAATGAAGTAGCCACTCCACCACCTGTAGTTCCACGAGTTACACCTGTAAATTGGTCATAGGCTAAACCTGAATTTGCACCGAATGTAATACCTGTGTAGGTAGCATATTCAATAGCACCATTCGAAGCACTTGCAGTAATTTTTAATGTTCCACCTGCAGGATTAAATCCAAAAGCACTAACAACAGGAATAGTTGTTACGCTTGAATTAATACTTGAATAAAGGGCAGTTACTGCACCTTGCCCATTCGATTCATAGCGTGATGGTAGGTTACCTGAACGCATATATGCTTGGTATTGGACATTGTTATTTTGGAATGCATAAACATACTGAATTGCACCACCAACTTGTCTAAAACCAAATCTAGCTACCCCTGCGCCATACCATGAATAATCGATATAGAACATTTGAATTTTAGTTAAATCTAAGTTGTAACCACTTTGACCTGTGCCATCACATGGGTCGTACCATTGTGATTGTGGGATTTTTGTATCTATTGTTTTTGACACAATCGCATTAGAAATAGTCGCACCTTTATATTCAGGTGTTACATACATGGTTGTATCACTTGCAATCGATATTACACGATGTGATTGACCACGAAGAACAATGTAATCTCCAACAGACACTTGGTTAGTAAAGATTGTTCCTGTACCTGTTACTGTTGCACTATTTTGTGTAAGAGCTACTAATCCACTTAATTGATTAATTGAGTTTCTATACACAGCATAAATTTGTTGCCCATCAAACTCAAAAAACAATCCATTTTGTGCATCAAAGAAACCCAAACGGTTTTTAGAACCATACCAACTATATGGGCTTACACGAACAGGCAATCCATTAGTTGTTAATGCAGTTAATGAACTTGGGGTAATGTTGTTTACAGTTGTATAGGTAAGGGTAGTGGCACTTGGTACTGAAGCAATTTTAAAAATACCATTATAAGTAGATACAACAGCACCAGACACTTGAATATATGCATTTACTGACATATTGTGAGCCCATCGTGTAGTTACCGTTACAGTTCCACCAACTGCAGTCACCGAGGTAACAAACAAGGCAGGTTTCATAATAGAACCTGTTGAGAACTGAATTCCCTTACCTGATTGATAACGGAAGTATCTTCTTGTTTGGCGAATCATTTGTTGGTTAGGTACTGCAGAACCTGCTGTAAAGTTCACAGAACCATCATAGGCACGAGTATCTACATAACCTGAAGGTCTAGCAAACAAATTAGATTGTCCTGCTGTATTGGCGATTGTGGTGCTTGGTGTGCCATTCACATTGGTAAAAGTAAAGGTGTTTGCTGTTGGCACAGTTGTCACAATTTGCGAACCATTAATTTGTGTTGCTGTGGATGGACCTGTTGTGCCTGTAATAAAAATTAAAGAATTGGCAGACAAACCATGTGGATTGGTAGTCGTACAAGTTACTGTAGAACCAACAAAAGTAAATGCAGTTGTTCCTGTTAATGGTAGTCCTGCATTAGTATAAGAATACCCTTGATAAGCATAAGTTGATGTTGCTGAATAACAAGTTGAAGTTAAAACAGGTTGTGCTACTTGAACAGTAAATGATGTGCCACCTGATACACCTGCAACAACATATGCCCAACCATTTGCATTGGTATCTAAGCAATCTACAAGAAATAATGATGTACCTGTTGCAACTGTTACATTACTAGATGTTGTAATAACTAATTGATAAGTGTTTGCTTGATTCCCTGCAATGGCAGAAATAGGTAAAGATGCATTAGCAAAGTAATAAAATGATTGACGATTATTTTCTAATCCTAATTGCTCCCACTTACTTGGTTGCTGACCATATTCAAAGTCAGTATCGATGAGAGATTGTGGAGTAGAAACACGAAGTTTATCAACTGCATCATAAGCACCTGATAGTTGTGATTTTTGAATACGAAGTTGGTCTTCTGTTTTAGAAGATGAATTTGTGTAGGTTACAATTTGTGCCATTTAATGCCCCTAGTAAAAAAGTAATAGAAAAGTGAAGCTTGGCTGAGGGGAATTTCACCCCTCATATTGCTTAATAATTCTTGTGATGCTTTTTGTGTGCAGAACCACCATGCTTCATAGGATGACCTGACATTTTTTCATGTCCACCTTCTTTATGCATCATTTTATGCATAGAAGTATGACCACAATCATCATGACCCATTGTCGTATGGTGAGCAACATGACCTCCATCGGCATGATGTTTTACATGACCACCTTTTTTGAAACCTGCAGGTGCTTGATGAATCTCACCTGTTTTACCTGACTTCTTATGTGGTTTGCTTCCATCTTCCATATCGTTTAAGTAATGTTTAGCTTTAGAGTCGTGAATTGTTCCACCCTTTTTGTAACCTTTGCCTTCAACACCTGTAGTTTTGGTATGAAATGACTTGGTTTGTTTTGCACCAACAACCTTGTCATTTACATCAATTTTAGGTTTTAAAGTACCTTCAGTTTGAAACTTATCACCTTTTTCTGCTAAACCACCGTGTGCCATTTTTCCACCACTACACATTGCCTTATGATGTTCATGCATCTTTTTGTGATGAGCAGAACCACCTTCTTTGTGCATTTTTAAGTGATGCTTTGCCATGTGTTTATGATGCTCATGAGAGCCTTCAGGATGCCCTGAAATATGATGAGCTTTACCACCATGTTTATATCCTGCACCCTCAATACCACCTGTTGAACCACCTTTTTTCAAACCATGATGTGCTTTCTTTGCACCCATAGATTCATGGTGTTTAAGTTCTTTTTCAACTTTGTGTATTTCATGCTCTTCTTTGCGTTCCATTGCTTTGCTTTCAACTTCACCACCATGTTTACGAGTTAGCAAAGCAGGTTGCATTGCCATTGCTCTGCGTTTAGGCATAGCACTACGCATTGGCATTTGCTCACGCATAGGCATTTCTTTTGTTGGCATCATTGCACCACCCATTGCTTTATGTTTAGCATGACCACCACGCTTCATACCCTCGTGAGCCAATTTATCTTCATGAGGTTCAGTAGTCATTTCTTTAGGTTCACGACCAAATTTTGCTTTCATTTAATTTCTCCTTTAGGCTTGAGCAATGCCCAATAAACCTGTTGTGGTGGATTGAGGTCCAACTTGAATTGCAGTTAATCCTAATTCAAGAACTAGTCTTAAAGAGCTATTCAATGTAGCATTTGGTGTGTATGTACCACGAGTATCAGGCGTTACTGAACTTGATGTAAGCGTTGGCACAATCGATGCTGTACTAGCTGAATAAGTTCCTGACACATTCACAAATGTACCTGCTAGGTAGTTAGCCTGTGATGTTGATACTTTACCTGTAGTGCCTGAAACTAAAGTCCACCAATAGTTTGTACCTGTAACCAATGGGGCAGGTGGCGTACCTGTGAATTGAATAATTGTGCCACTTGCAGGAGCATAAGGAACAGTAACAACCCCAGGGGATGCTGTAGTAATCGCTGAACTAACTTGGGTAGAGTAAGTAGTTGTATTAGCGTAGAAACCTAGTGCTAATGTACCTGAATCGAATGCTAGTGAACCTGAAACTTTATTACTTAACACATAAGATGCATCGCTAATTCTGCAAGGCAAACCAAGCACATTGGATGTATCTACTGATACTGCAACTGTAGTACCACC